AAGTAGATCCGTGGTGGGCCGAGCGCCTAGACATGCCTACACTAACCCCTAGATGGGTGCTACAATACTGGGGCACAGAAGTATGCCGTAAATCGTTTCATGACGACATTTGGATCGCTTCATTGGAAAATAAACTACGCACCAGCAAAGATCACATAGTTATTTCAGACTGCAGATTCCCCAACGAAATTAAATCAATTAAAGATGCAGGTGGACAAATTGTTTGGGTACAGCGTGGTGAGTTGCCCGAATGGTATGCAGATGCTATCAGTGCTAACCAGGGCAACAATGTGGGCCTTAATGCTATGAAGATGCGAAAAATACATGCATCAGAATGGGCATGGTTGGGCAGTGATTTTGACAGCACCATTAATAATAATGGCTCTATTGATGAGCTTTATGAACAAAGTGCAAATCTAGTAGTCGGCCACAAGATCGCCTTGCCTCCAAGTGATGCCCTCTTTGCCTAAAACCGCAGCACAGTTCAAGCATATAGTTTTGAGATTGTTGGGTCTACAGTTGTTGAGATTTTCATCTATGTGGAACACACGAAATACCTCTGCGTGTTGAGATCGGCATCCACATTTTTCACACACCGTCTTGGGTTTATATCCTGCACGTTGCCAACGAGGAACATGCGTACCTGCACCGTGTGATAAACAGATTTCACACAGAGTTCTATAGTAGGCACGAGTGTCTTTGTAGTAATTAATGGCTCTAGGGCGCTGTGCGCAGGCCTTGCATAGTGGTCGCATTTGATATTTACCCTTTTTGACCCCTTTTGTTATGTGCCTAACTCGCTGTTTTTGGAATAGTATGCTAAATATTATGAGCAACTATTACCAGGAGAATAGGCGATATGGCACTAACATCACCAGGCGTACAAGTTACGGTAATCGACGAGAGTTTTTATACACCAGCAGAACCTGGTACGGTCCCTCTTATTGTCGTAGCTACAGCCCAAGATAAAACAAACGGAGCTGGTACGACCACAGCTTCAGCAACAACCAAAGCAAATGCTGGCAAAGCATTCAAAGTTACTAGTCAGAGAGATCTTACAGATCTCTTTGGCATTCCGTTCTTTGAGCAAACAGCAAGTTCAACTCCAATTCATGGCTCAGAGCGCAACGAATATGGACTATTAGCAGCTTACAGTTTATTAGGTGTAAGCAACGCGGCATTTATTGTTCGTGCTGATGTAGACTTAGACGAACTTGCACCAGAAGTAGATGCCCCGGGAGCGAGTCCAGCCAACGGCAAATGGTGGATTGACACACAGGCCACAACTTGGGGTATTCAAGAGTGGAACAGTGCAGCAGCCACTACCACAGGTGGACAGAAATTCACAAACAAAGTACCATTGGTACTAACAGACGCTGACTATCCATCCAAGATAGACGGAAATGCGCCTAAAGAAGCTGTGGGACAGATCGGCGATTACGCAGTGGTGTTTCAAACTGTGGAAGGCGATACATCATATGGAACCGCAGAAGACCTAGCAAGAATCTACTACAAGTCCTCAGGTAATGGTGGCGTGGCAGGTGGCGGCACAGCAGTTGATGCCGGCGAATGGGTTCTAGTAGGTTCAAAATCCTGGAAAGCCAGCTGGCCAGTAGCATTAAGTAACACATATGTAGGCACAATGTCGGGTACTTTATTTGTTAACAGTACATCTATTGCTGCTGGATCTTTGGCCACAATTGCTACAAATATCAATGCTGCGGCGATCACAGGTGTCACAGCCAGAGTATTGTCCAACAAGTTATACATTTATTCAGATGGCACATCAGCAGCTGACGGTGCAGCTGGCGATTCTACTGGAGCAGACGGTAGAGTAATGCTAGATAACGGCACAGCATCTTGGGCCACTATCGGTATCACTATAGGTGAATACATCAGCCCTGCGCTACAACAAACACCCCATACAGATATACCTGCTTTCAAACGCAGCGACAACCCTACTACAGTGGAAGGTTACGCTACAGGTTCTGTATGGATTAAAACCACAGAGCCAAACAAAGGTGCTAGATGGAGAGCCAAGCAATGGAGTTCAGCTACATCATCATGGGTGGCATCAGAAGCTCCTATCTATGCGTCTACAAACGCAGCTTTGTTTTATCTAGATCGCAGCGGTGGCGGTGCTAACATTGGCGCAGAAACTGTGTTTGTGCAGAGCAATGCACAGGAACACAGTGGATTTGACGCTACACCAGCAACAGCTGAGTTCCGTGTATGGTACAGACATGTGGCCGCAGGACAAGGCACCAGCGTAACCAGCAATATTATCAAGAGCGGTACATTCGCTGCTGCTTCTACGAAAGTGTTTACACTTGCAGAAAGCATAGTTGGCCAGTTGGCACTAGATACTGCCAAGACCATCACTTTGTCCACAGCCACAACAAATGCGCCAACCGGCGACCATACAGATGCAGATAAACTTGCAGCAGCTATTAACGCAGCTGGTTTTGTAAATATCGAAGCTTCTGTAGTGGCAGTTACAACAACACAGAACAGATTAGTAATTACTCACAATGACGGTGGCGATTTTAGACTCACAGACAGCACAGGTACTCCGCTGTCGACTTTATTCACACCATACAACATCAAGACCAGAGCTGGAACAGAAAACTTCTACAATATATCATTGGGCAGTGGTGCAACAGGTGCCGAAGATCTTGCTACAGGTGCTGCTGATGAATATTTGGCATCAGGATACCAGCCACTCGCAGCGTATGATCCGAGATTCTCAGCCAGTCCAGATGCTCCATTAAATGAAGCAGCAGATCAACAATTATGGTACAATCCTAACTTTGCTGATGTTGACATCATGGTTCACAATGGCAACACATTTGTGGGTTATAGACACGCAACAGCCCCTTATTATGAAGCTGCAACAGCAACTCTAAGAACAGGTTACTTACCTGTCGTAGCTGCCAGCAATCCATATGTAGCAGGTGTTACTGTATCAGGTGATCTATGGATCAGCACAGCCGATCTAGAAAACTTTCCAACCATATACAGATACAACAACAATCTAACCGACATAGGTGATGCTACACTGCGTTGGGAATTGGTTGACAAGACAGATCAAACCACAGAAGAAGGTGTTTTATTTGCCGATGCTCGCTGGAACACAGCAGGCACTGCATCAAGTGCTTCAACCATTGAAGATTTAATTACCAACAACTTCTTAGATCCAGATGCTCCAGATCCAGCACTATATCCCAAAGGCATTTTGCTGTATAATCTAAGACGCAGTGGCGGCAACGTCAAGCAGTATCAGAACAACTACATTGACACAGCCGGTGATAATCCAAGAACCAGCACAGCTACACTGAATGGAACAGCTTTTGTTAGCGGCGCAGGGTTGAGCATGGAAAGCTACTACCCAGATCGTTGGGTAACAGCTTCAGGCAACAACGAAGACGGATCAGGTTCATTCGGTCGCAAAGCACAGCGCAAAGTGGTTACACAGGCTTTGAAATCAGCGATTGACACAAGTCAAGAAATCCGTGATGAAGAACGCAGAAACTTTAATATCATAGCTTGTCCTGGTTATCCAGAAACAATGAGCAATCTAGTTAATCTCAACATTGACAGAGGCATTACTGCATTTGTCATCGGTGATACACCTCTGAGATTACCTGCAGACGCTACTTCGTTGAACAATTATGGTACTAATGCAGAATTAGTCACAGACAACGGCGACGACGGTATTGTGACATACGATGAATATTTGGCCACATACTATCCAAATGGATTTACCACAGACCTAAGCGGTTCCAACGCAGTGGTTCCAGCAAGTCATATGATGCTGAAGACTATCGCACTCAGTGACAACGTCAGCTTCCCATGGTTTGCACCAGCAGGTACACGTCGTGGCGGTATTACCAATGCCACAGCAGTGGGATACATTGATGCTGCCACAGGTGAATTCCAAACAGTGGCACTTAACGAAGGCCAACGTGATACATTGTATGACTTGAAGATCAATCCAATACCGTTCTTCAATGGTGTTGGCTTAGTAGCATATGGTCAAAAGACTCGTGCAAGAAATGCATCAGCGTTGGATCGTATCAACGTAGCACGTTTGGTAGTATATCTACGTAGCCAGTTGAACAAG